TCACTGTTTCAGGTAATGCTGCTCGACAATCCAGCGATAGAGCGGTTCAGCAAGCCACATCGCAACACTGCCGAGAACGCCGAGCCCAAGGACCAGACCGGCCACGCGCGAGCGAAGGGCAATGATATCGGCGACCGGCCCACGCAACTCCTGCACGACGCGAAGCAACTCATCGACAGATCGCTCGTTTGCCATTGCCCCGCTTCGCAAGCGTTCGAGATCGTGCTGCATCACACAGATGGCACAGTCGAGTTTCTCCTCGATATCACGCTGGTCTTGCCTTAACGTTGACATGTCGGTTCGGATAAGATCATGCAGGCGTTCGGTTTGCGAATGCCGGATCTCGATCGTTTCTCCAAGCGCGCGGAGACTCTGTAACACCTCACCCATCTGCTGGTACAGCGGGTTCAGATCGAGATTGGCCACATTGCACCTGTCGGTCATGCTACGCTCAAGACGCCACCATTATTCCAGATCTGCCCAGATCCGCTCACGGGCTTGGTCGTCGGCAAGCTGGGAATGAAAAGACCGCTGGTAGGCGACAGATACAGCGCACCTCGCGGCTGCACGCTGATCCCGCCTGCATTCGTCGTGATCTGGCTGAGGTTCCCTGCCGTAGCATTCTGGAATTCAATCCAGTTACTCGCGCCCGAGGTATTGAAGAAGCTGATCAAGTTCCCGCTTCCGCCGCCTCCGCCGGCAGCGTTGATGAAGAACGAGCCGCCTTTCGTCTGGATCACCCCGCTCACGGCAGTGTCCGTTCCATCGAAGATGATTGTCGGAGCGATGGCCGAAGCCGCCGCTTGGGTACGGATAAAATTCCGTGCGCCAGGAACGGAATTGATCCGAAGCAGCGGAGAACCATCCGCGGCGGTAAACAGATGGTCCTTGGTGTTGGCGATCCCTGACGGCGCTGTGCTTGTCGCCGGCGACTGAAAAACAATCATGTTGCCGTTGCTGGCGGCGGAGTTATCGATGAACGCCGTGCCAAGTGGAACATTGCTCGGGTTGAGGCCGAAGGTCGTCAAACCCACCGTGCTGTTCGACGCGCCGATATTGATGATCGTCGCCATGTTCTGGAACGTGCATCCGCCAATCACGTTCCCGGACGAATTGAATGTGCTCGTGAAGTTGAAAACTATGTCCTGGTTATTGCCGTTCGAAGGCCCACCGATGAAGTTGCATCCAATAATGAAGAAGGAGGAGACATTGGTCAGGCTGAACAGGGACTGAGCGGTATTCGGTCCTCCGTCGCGCGTGATGTCCAGGCCGACAAAGAACCCAATGCCGACGGCCGATGCGTGAACCGTCCCGAGATTCGTGTTGACCTCACCATTGGCAGCCCACAGGCCGAGCAGCATCTGGCGGGTCGGCGTATAGCCGGGCCACTGCGTAATGTCAGTTTGGGTGAAAAGGTAATCCAGGCCCACAATCAACGGATTGGTGAAGTAGATTCCCTCGCAGTAGCCGGTCTGGATCACCGCGGCATGGCCGTAATAGGCCTGCAGGCCGGCGATCCTGGTATCGAAGGCTTCGTTGAGTTCGATAACTGCCGAGCTGGAGGTCCCCGCCATCGCGTTCGGACCGAACCAGCTGATGTTATTTATCTGCACGCTCCAGCAATTATTCAGGATGAACCCGCGATAGAACGTCTGAGGGAATGGCGACGTTCCACTGGCCGCACCAGGATAGCCGAAGCACTCGATATCGGTGATGAAGGCCGTGACATAGCCGAATGACGTGGCGGCCGGGTAGACCAGCCGCGCAACCGCTTCCGTCTGCCCAGTCAGGTTCTCAGCGTATGCGGAAAAATCTCTCAAGACGACCCGGTTCGTAGCCACGGTCTGCGAGATGTCGAAGCCGATCCCGGTATGCTGCAGATGCAACCGCGTGATGGCCTTGCCGGCGCCGCGAACGGTAAACGGCTTACCCGACCAGATCAAACTGCTAAATAGCTGATAATCGCCCGCAGGTATGAAGATCTCACCGCCGGTGCTGGGCAGAGCCGCGAAGGCCGCATTGAACGCGGCGGTACAGTCGGCCCCCGTCGTTGTCGCGCCGAAATCTACAACATTGACGGTATCCAGGACTATCGACTGTAATGTTCGTGCGGGCGCGCTCGCCGCCACCTGGACCGTGCCAAGCGTGACTGGGCCAGCGGTCGGCGCCGTGATTTCGCCCTGGCTGTTGAGCGAGACATACCCGCCGGTCGGCACCAACGCCGCCAAAGCTGCCAGATTTGCCTCGGTCGTGCTGAGCCCGCTGGTCAGCGACGCAAGTTCCGATGTAACAGACGGGTCGGTGCTGGCCGATATGTCTCCCGAATTATCAATCGTTACATTCTGACCGGCCGTGAACAATCCTCGCAACAAGGGCAAGGGCAGGCGCGATGGCGTGCCAGCGGAATTGACAATCGCCTGATCATTGATATTCAGCGCGCTTTCTAAAACGAAACCCGCGTGGTCGCCACCATTGGCTGCAATGGCCCCGTTGGCGATCACCAGGCCGGTATTGACAGCCACCGGCTCCGGACCGCCAGGTCCGAGTGAAACCCGGCCAAGCAACGTGGCACTCGGAATCTCGATCGCCGGCTGCGTGCCGGCCAGAACTTCTGCCACCGTCACGGAACGGGTAATGCCGCTCTGGCTCACCGGAAATTCGTCGGTCGCGCCTGACGATGTCGCGGGTGGAAGCTGGGGAATTGTGGGCATGAGGCTGCCTTTTCTCCGTTAGGGTCGGCTTACCCGATTGCTGCCCAACCGGTGGCATCGTTATTCGCCTGCTTTACCCAGAAGGTGGTTCCAACGCCGCCATTGAGGTTGCGGAATTCTGATCCAGGCGGCGCAGCGATCACGCCAAGCGGCGAACCCCGCCCGACCGTGGACGTGCAGCCAACGGGTTCGGCGGCATTCGTGAAATACAGTGCCCCGCCGCTGGCCGGCTTCAGCACGAGATTTCCTGTCCCAACGCTCTGCAGCACCGCACCGCCAACCCCGTCTGGTGCCAGATAATCCACCGGCGGAAATGCAACCGCCCGCCAAGTGCCGAAGACGCCCTCAAGCTCCATCACCGCGAAAGCAGGCACGGTGGACTGATATCCTGTCCAGCTCTGCTGTGGCGGCGAGGCGCCGGATAAGGCAAGCTGCAGTTGGCAATTGCAGTTCAGCCGGAGTCGCCGACCTGCCAGGACAGGAAGGCCGACAGACGCCGCCGCCGTAGCACCGCTGCCATCGCCGGTCACCGTCACCGGCGCAGCGCTCCCAATCGCCCCATAGCCCGAGCCCGGATTTGTCACAATAATCCAGGCGACTGCACCATCATTGACCACCACCGTAGCGGCCGCCCCGGTGCCAGAGCCCGCAATCGCGACCTGGGCCTGCGTGAAGCCGCTGCCGCCAGCAGTGACCTTGATGAACGCGATCTGCCCAAGCGTATCGGCCTGATGGCTGGTCAATACCGAGGCGATTGGCGCCGGCGCGGCCGTCACCAGCACCTCGTCGGCCACGTCCGGGACCACCAAGGCTTCCAAGTTTGCCACCGGGTTTGCCTGCACGCTGAACTGCGCCTGGTTATTCCAGCGATTCCCCTGCAAGACCGCCGCATCTGTGTGCAGCCAGATCGCCTGGTTGACAATCGCGCTGCCCCAGCCGTGCAGGTCATTCCCGACAACGGCAATTCCCTGCGCCGCGTCTTGCACCCGGATGCCACCACCCTGAGCGGTCGTAAACCCTATCCAATTGCTGCTGATCGTCAGCGGGCCCGTCGGGATCGCGGACAGCGTTGGCTCGATCGCGGAAACCACGACGCCCCAGCCGTTCATCAACAGCACATTGCCATCGACGGTCACGTTCTGGCTACCGCCGCACAGAACCGCCGTGGAGGTGCCCGACACATGGCAGCCGGAAACGACACTCCCCCAACTTCCGCGCGCATCAATGCCGCAGGCGCCGCCAACAATGACGGTGTTGCTCACACGGCTGGCGCCGAGCCGGCCGAGCAGGCCGCCGCCGATCACTGCAGTGCCGTTATTCTGCAGCGAGTTCGCATCGATGATTGCGCCGACCGCCGCGACCGCAAGCCCCCATGTCGTGTTTTCGGTAAATACGTTATCGGTCACCATGCAGGTCGGTCCAGTGGAACTCGGTGCCGCACCCACGCTCCAGCTTCCAATACTCGCACCAATGCTGTTGGCCGTGCCGCTATTCCCCCGCAGGATGGCTGACACGCCGGACTGCACGTAAATCCCACATCCTGCATTGCCGCCGGCGCTGCAGGCCTCAAGCAGAACCGTCCCACTGCCCGTCACGCTCAGGCCATGCAACGCATTTGCGCTGAAATGACAGCCTCGCAGCTCGTAGGCCACACCTGTGCCACTGCTAATGGCAAGCCCGCAGCCCGAGACCGGGCCGATGGCATTGATGAAGCCGGATCGGAAAATGCACGCTCCGGTGCAGCTGGAATCGATCGCCACCGCTGGGATATCCACGCCAGCCAACCCGCCCGCATCAAAGATGATGCCGTCGGCCACGAAGGTTCCGCCCGACACCTCGATCCAACGCGGCGCCTCCACCAGGCTCGCGCGGCGGATGATCGTCGATCCGGGCACGCCAACAATGGCGGTGGCCGCGGCGAAGGTCAGCGGCCCGTTCACAATGTAGATGCGTGCATCGAGCCGCAGCGGCCGTCCGCTCGCGGCAGCCGCGACAAACGCCGCGGTGTCATCGGTCGCCCCGTCCCCAACCGCGCCAAAACTTTCAATGCTTAACGCATCCGCGAACAGACCGGCCAGCGTGCGCGCGATCGTCCCGCCCGATGCAGTCACATTGATGGCGGACCCATTGATGCCCGGCAGTGAACCAATGCCCGCCATGAAACTCGCATAGGACAAAGCGGCATTCTGTCCGCCTTGGCCGATTGGCACCTGGTCATTCGGCATGGGATTGCCGCCCGTGGGCAAACCATCGATCAGGAACGGTGCCGGCGAACTCAGGGTCCCATTACCCACGATCAAGTTGGCGCCGATCGTGATCGTCTCTGGCGCGCCAACCCCAGCGCTCAATCGCCCCAGCAAACTCCCAGAAGGCAACGCCAAAGCCGGCTGCACGCCCGACAATAATTGTGCCCGGGTCGCGCTCCGTGCGATATCGGATTGCGAAACTACCAACTCGTCAGTGTCGCTGACCGAGACGGCAGGCGGCAGTTCGTCGATCGTGGGCATAGGCAATCGCCTCTCAGGTCGTGGTCAGGATCGGCGCACCCGTTTGATCCGTAATCGGTGCACCTGTCTGGTCCGTCAGGGCCGAAGGCGGCACCGGCGGCGTCGCCAGCGCCACCACCGGCAAATTGATGGTGCGCCCGATCACCCGCCCACTATTGGTGCCGATCGTCACCGTAACCTCGTAGATCGTCCCAGCAACGCCTGCGGTCAGCCAAAGTATGGCAATGTCGCCATCCGCGCTGGAGGATTGCAGCGTCAGATCGCCGGGATTGTCGGGGCTGATCACCACGTCCAGGGTCATGATCGCATCGCCCTCATTGCCGGCGATGGCCTCGGAAATATCCACAATGTAGTCGAGCGTGTCGCTCGGGTCTTTCGGTGGCCAATAGAGCGGCGGTGGCTGCGGGCAGGGGGGTGTCCCGCGCGGCACCATGCCAAAGCCTTCGATCACCACCACCCGCGCAGTCGATGGTATCCATGAATAAACGGCTTGCGTCGCCATGATGCTTTCCTGTCCTCAGCCATGCCGCGGCGCGGCAGCCTCACCACCCGTTGCCGTCAAGACTGTCCATCAAAGCCGTCGTGGCACGCAGCACCTCACCGGCGGATCACCACTCCACCAGCACCAGTCCAGGCCCACCTTGACCACCAAACCCGTTGCCAACACCGCCGGCACCGCCGCCGCCTGGCAGCGGATTGGCAGGGCTGCTCGTCGTGCTGCCGCCGGCAGCAACGATTTGTGTCGATCCCGCGGAACCGAATGCGCCGCCGCCGCCGCCGCTGATCCAATTCGTGCCAGCTTCAAAAGCGCTGCCGCCCGGTTGGCCTGAAATCAATAATCCAGTGCCAGCACCCGTCCCGCCGGCGCCGCCGGCACCGCCGGAACCGGCAGCGCCTGGGCTGCCAGCACCGCCACCGCTTGCAGACGCCAGGCCGGCAAAGAGCGATTGTCCACCTGCGGAGCCACCAACACCACCATTGCCGACGGTCACCAAATAGCTCTGTCCCGGCGTCACCCCATAAAATCCCTCGGAATAGCCGCCGCCGCCGCCGCCGCCGCCCGCGCCACCACTGCCGGCACCCCCAGCACCCCCGGCGCCGCCGGCGCCGCCGCCACCCCAGATGCGCAATTTCACACTGGTAATCCCCGCCGGGACCGTCCAACTCCTTTGCGAGGCCGGCGTGAACACCGCCAGATTATGCGTGCCGGGCGTCTGGGCAGGCAATTTTGTCGTAATGAAAGGGGCTTCCGGTATCGTCACGATATTGCCCGCGACCACGCTTGATGCGCCGGCTGCCACAGTAATGACATAGAGTCCAACCCAGCCCGCATCCACCGCCGGCGTCTGCTGCGTGCCGGCGCTGCCTGGTGCGCCCGCCTTCAGTTGCAGCTGAACCTGCTGCAGCCGCTGGGTATTCTGTGGTGTCCCCGAGCCGCCCGGCCCGCTATAGGGCTGGCCAGGGTTCGCGGCATTGTAATACGGCAATACCACTGGCGTGGCATCAACCTCGAGCAGCGTCGCCTCGATCAGATAATTGATCGCATCACCCGACGTCGCGGGCGCCGCAAGCGTAAAGTCGGTTGCCTGCAGATTGACGCCAATCCGCAGCAGCGGCTCCCCCGGTTCGGCCGCCAAAGATCCGAACGGCAGGGTGTCCACCGCGCCATATTGCGTGATGCTGCCAGGCCCCACCGTTACGCTCATTGTTGCCGGCAGAGTCGGTTGGCACGCCAGGCCATCAACGACGGTATTCGTCCCGAGCACAGCCTGCGCCAGGTAGCCGAGTGCGACCATAACGTTGCGCTCGATGTTGAGGATATCCGTATCCAGCGGTATCCCGCCCGGATAGACAATTTGCCTGTCCACGCTACGGCCTTTCAAAAAATAGGGTTACAAGACGGCGTGTAGCGCGGCGTTCGCTACCCGCCTCCACAGCGGCGTGCCTTAACGTCAGACGGGGATCTGGGGGGAAGAACACCTTTCCCCGAAGGCGCCTTCTCTAGCCCGAAAGCCGCATCCACGCCGTTGTGCCTGCCGGCAGCAGGGGCGGCACGGCGGCCTGGATGAAACTATCCGCAATCCCGGTCACCTCCATGCTCAAACTCGCATAGACAGGGATGCCGCCAGTGCCATAGCCCGCGAGCTCCGCGATGCCGCCGCCGGCGGGCCGGAAGACGGTGATGAAGAACTGGTATGGCAAGGCCAGACTGCCCCAGCCACCGCCCGACTCAAACCCGGTGGCACCGGTGCCAGAGCCATATCCAATGCCGCCTATCGTATAGCCGCCTGTATCGGTCGTCCGCGCCGGCTCGAAAATGACCGGTGCCGAGCCGGTCAGTTGCAACAGCGCCGTCGTCAATGCCGAACGTGTCGCGCGCGGACGCAGCAGCGCTTGCAGGACCCTGGTCTGGAAGGCAGCGTCGCTCTCGTCAACAAAGCGCAGCAGGCGCACACCGAAAAAATCCGCGCTGATCAAGTCCAGGAACATGCCGGTCGCGGTCTTGATCCGCGTCTGCAAAATCACCGCCTGCAACAAGCTCCAGAAACGTGAAAACGCCGCTCCCAGGCCTTGCAGCAAAGCCGTCAGAACCGGCGTCGTGTCGCCAAACCAGCCCGCCGGCAGTAAGGCCAGCAAGCGTCCCGCCATATCGGCTATATCACCTATCATGCTAGGAAACCGTAACGCTAACGGGTAGAATAACCCCATTAACCGGCGCGGTCACATCCTGGGCCGCGCCGTTGATCAACGTGCTGGTCACGCTCATCACGCTGGGATCGGTCGCGTGGCAGATCGCATCGATTTTTGACACGGCGAGTGTTGCGGCAATCGGCAGGCCCCCGATCCAGGCCAATATGGCGATCTGTGCCGCCGCCGCCACCGCGCCATGCGTCAGGGCATCGGCGGTTTCGAGCACAACCACAACGGTCACCGGTGTGATGGCAGGTCCTTGCACCGCAAAAACGCTGCCGATCGGCCGCACCGCATCCACCGCCGTTTGTGCCGCCGCCAGCAGCGCCGTGCCAGGTGAGCCTGTGCCGTTATCGACCACAACCAGGAAACTTCCCGGCAGCGGATCAAGGTTGGCGTCGACATTCTCAATCACCGTGGTCCGCAAACCGAGCTGCACCGCCGCCACGGCGGTCATGATAGCGGTCACCGTCGCCAACGACAGGCTATTGATGTAAAGCTGAAACCGCGCCCGAAATGCCGTGTCGGACTCGGCGCTCGATCCGCCAACGAAGGCCATGGCGTTGGCAATCGTGTCGACTCCGGCGATCGGCGATGCCAGCAAGCCGATCGTCCCGGCCTGAATATTGCCCGCGGGTCCCACCGCCGCGCACTGAACCGGCACCGTTACACTCGCCTGCGCGGCCGGCAACGCATACCCGTTGGACCCATTCCAGGCCGGATTCGTGATGTCCTGTATCACCTTAAAGCTTTGCGTTCCGTCGCTGGTCAGAACCACACAGCCAACCGGCACCACTGTCGACATGCCCGTGGTGTAGCGCGCGAACGTCACACCGCCGCTCGCGGCAACGCCGGGCAGGCGGTAAAACGAGAAATCCGCCATCCAGCTGTCAAGCGCGGGCCCAACGCTTGTGGCGGCTCTGGTCGTCGCCAGAACCTGCAGGATCAGCCATTGCAGCCACAGCACGACCGACGCGCAGGATTCCAAAATGGCGCGCAACACACTGCCGACCGTCAGGTCGATCAGCTGCGTTGAAGCACCCTGAAGTGAAGCCGCCATCTGCGACATCAGGCTGGAAAACGTGAAGACGGGGAGCATTTCACACACCCACGGAGAAGGTCAGCGTCGCGGTCTGCCCGGATCGCGCATCCGCATAAGCGAGATCGACGAAAACACTCCCATCGGGCTGCAGGGATGTGTTCACGCTCGGCTCCGGTTGATGCGCAACGGCTGCCTCCAGATTGAGTTGTCCTCGAATTGAACCCTCGATGGCGCGCGCATTGACGATGCCGCCGATATATTGTCCCAAGCCGCCGCCATATGTCGGCTGCCACGTGTAATCATACGGGTTCGTGAGCAATCGCCGCAGCACGCGCTGCTGGCCCAAGGCCGCATTGTCAACCAGGCTCAAATCACCTGCCGGCGTAACCGCCAGATCGCCGCTCCAAGTCAGATTAGCGTCCGCCATGACGGGGGCTCCGTTTAGTCGGTTGGTGTCGGCGGCGTCGTGTTGGGCGGATGCACATGCTCATTATAGACGCCACGGAATTGCGCCAGGGAGCCATGTTGATCGAATACATTGCCGTTGACATGAAAATCACCAGTATGGGTCCATGTCGCCGCGTTGCTCTCGATCGAGCCGTCATTATGCAGTTTCAGAAAACTTCCCGTGCTATGAAGCAGCCATAACTCCCCTGCCGGCGCATTTGGCGGCAGTGCCGCGTTGGACCACAGCCGGCCGACCACCACGCCTTGTTCAGCATCGCCGTCCTGCCAGATCACAACCACCTGGTCCCCGGGCATCGGCGGGCAAACCAGTCCCCACCCGGCGCCCACCCAGGGGCTCGCAATGGGCAGCCAGCCGGACAATACCCCTTCCGGCTGAACCGTCACCCGGGCCGTGAATGTCGCCGGGTCCACCGACGTCACCACGGCAATCCGCGGATGCGCCCAGGCTTGGTCGAGCTGTGTTGCGTGCCCTCGCAGCAGGTTCAGGAAGCTGTCCAAGGAATGCTCCGCGCCTCAACGGTTTGCGTAAAGCCTCGCTGAAAGCTGATCCGCCGATCAACCGAGCTAATCGTATACGCGCCGTCAAAGTCGGTATCCGTACCAGCCAGCTGCACGGTCATGCGGGGAAAGATAACCAGATCGCCCGGCATCTCGATTTCGATGCATCGTTCATGTCCGGAAATCTGGCTCAGCAATTGATTCGCCAGCAATTGCGCATCGTCAGATGACAAATTCGGCCGCACCACCGTCCTGGTCGTGCTCAGGCTGCTGTCGGCATTGCTGGAGCTGCTCTGCATGATGGCAGATTGCGATATCGCGTCCCAGCTTCGCACCACCACGGTCACACCAGCGGCAATATCCAGCGCATGGTGCATCTGCAGGCTGATGCAGTCCGCTGGCGTGATCGTCAGTGAGGCTACCCCCTGTTGCACAGGCGCGAAATTCAGCGTCTGGCCGGTCATCCAGACGTCAAAGCCTTCCAGCTGTGCCAGCCAGCACAGCAGATCCCACTGCGTGGTGGCGCGGGCATGCTGGGTCAAAGCCGTGCGGGTCCGGCCGCTCTGGTAATATCGCCCAACCAGCGTCTGCGTCGGCGTCACTGCCGCCGCAAGCCCCTGCCGGTTCGCCAGCAAAGTCGCAATCTCGCTGGAGGTCTGATTCTCAAAACTCTCGTCAATCTGCGTATCGACAAACAGCGCCGCGAGGTCGCGTCCGGCAGCACGCACCTCGCCGCGAATGGGGTCGATCGAAACCGTATCAGCATTGCCCGTGATCAAGCTCAACCATTGTCCGTCAAGCCCGATCTGCACCTCGGTCAGCAGCGGAACGCTGGACCACACGGCTGCCCCCGCGGCATTCAAAGCCGCTCGCACTTGGAACCGATCAGCCGAAAAAAAACTGCTGCTTTCGATCTCCGCCTCGATCACCCCAGAAACGAGCAAACCATTCAAGTACACCGCCGGCAGCGGCTGCCGTGTGTCACTGCCCGACACTCGTGCCCCCAGTGCTGCTGGCCGGTATCACCAATGTCACAATGCCGGTAAGCCAGGGATCATCGATGTCATTCAGGCTCGCCAGCGTGTCCCATTGTGAGGCATCGCCAAGATAGCGGCAGGCTATATCGAACAGCGTGCCGCCACAGACGGTCAGCGTTTGCATCAGGATCCCGCGTCCAGAAAATTGGTTGTCGCTCGGCCGACATAGCCGGACGCCGAGGCCAGCGATGCCAGTGTGCCCGCGGTCGCCACCAAACTCGGCAGATCCGTCGTCGTCATGCCTGGCTCGCTTCCGGCAATCGCTGCGGTGATACTGGCGCCCGCGCCCGTCAAAGCAGCCGAGGCCGCGGCATAGGCTTGGCTCCCGGCGATCGTGGCACCCGCGGCATTCACCGAGGCGAGCGCCAAGGCCACGCCCGGCGCCGAAGCCGCAAGGCTCAAATCCGCGACCACATCAGCCAGAATAGTGACGGGCGGTGCCGAAACTGGGGCAATCGCTGTACCAACCAGCACCGTGCAGGCGATCTGATAGGGGATCCACCAGCTGTTGCGGAATTCCAGCCTCAATTCCGAAACGATCACGGTCGCGGAAAACACATCCCATGACAGCGGCGTCGCAAGCCCACTCACTCGAATGGCATCCAGCGCTCGGGCACGGTCCGTCGCATCACTGCCGGAGAGAATGCCATGCCACGCAATCACCGCGTCATCGGCGCCCATAGCGTCAATCACGCGTGCACCACCTGGCAACTTATGTACCGCCAAAGCCTGTTCGCCGCCGAACGCAATGCGCGCCGCGATTTCGAACCCGTCCAGGAATACACTGCCCAGGAATAATCCCACGGTCAGCCTCCGATCATCGCACCCGTCGGAAATACATTGCGCCGCGGATCAAATCCGGCGCTGCCATTGGCGGGCCGGCCGGCTTGCGCGGTCAGCGCCCGCGCCATCCATCGCCCCACCAGCGTGCCATCCAGGTAGACATCACCTTGCGCCGGTCCCTGCCGGTCCCCGGCGCCACCATCGGGGGTATCGGCACGGTCTCTCTGCGGCCCGGCGGCCTGGCTCGCACGGCTCACCCCGTAGCGGCCCGAAAGCTCCGGCGGCGGTGAGCCGGAAGCAGCGGGCCCAGACGTCGCGCTACTGCCGGTAAGACGGGCCGGAGCCACAGCTTTCGCCAGGGCCTGCCGCGCCGGCGACGGGCGCGCATCCGCCTTGGCGGCGCGCAGGCCCGGGGCAGCTTGCCCTCTGGCGGTCTGCGCAATGGCCGCCTGAGCCATGCCGGCCTGTGCCATGGCGGCGCGCAAGGCCCGCATCGCGCCGTCGCCAACGCCACCCGCAATCGGCGCCGCGGCAGCCGCGCCCATGGCAGTACTGCCATTGTGCCAACCGGACGCCGTGTCGCCGCGACCAGTCTCCGCCGCCGCGCCGCCACGTTCCCGCGCTTTCGCCCCCGGGGCTGCTGCCCCGGCGCCTGGCCTAGCCGGCATAGCGTTGGGCGTCTGTCCGTCCGCCTTCGCCGGCATGCCGTCATGCCAGGTGAGTTTCAAACGGTTCATGGCACCGCCGGCCGATGGCGTGGCAGCGCCGGACGCAGCCGGCGGCCGCTGCCGCCCCACGGCAGGCACCGTCGAAGCGCCGCGCCTGTCGATGTCATTCCCGCCAGGCGCCGGGAAGGCCCGCCACGCGGCGGACGCCCCGGCAGCGCTGGGCAGGCTTGTGGGCCCAGCCTCTCCCGCCGGCAGCGCCGCCCCCCGCATCGTTGCCGTCACCGCTTCCCGCGCCGGCGCCGCACGGCGCACCCCAGCGACCTGCACCTGCAACGCCGGGCCGCCACGCCGGGCCGCCTGATCATCGCCCTGCCTACCCACCCGATGGAACGCCAGTCCCTTCGCGGCAGCCAAAACCGCCCGCTCCGCGCCCTCCAGGCTCGCTTGCAACCGCAATCGCGTTGCGACCGCCCGACCAGCTTCGCCCGCCTCCTCCACGCCGTTCTCCTCTTTCGAGCCGCTGATCCAAAGCCGCTTCAATCACTGCGCCAAGACATCGACGGCCAGTCGAAAACGCACCCGTCGAGTTGTCCCAATGCGACGACCCAGGCCAGGCGGTCGGAGGCCGGCAAGGCAAACGCCACATCAAACGGCACGCCGTTCCGGACCAGGTACAAACTATCGACCAGATCGGCGTGCCCGCTCAGTTTCCCAACGCGGCCGTGCCAGCCTCCGTCCGTTCCGCCGCATCCAGCGCGTCGGCAATCGCCGCAATTCCCTCATCGCCCAGCCGGCGCGCGAGCGACTCCAGTTGCTCCTCGGTCACCGGCGGCGGCACCGGCACATCGTCGATGGCGGTTACCGAACACACCAGCAGCGCCATGCCCAGATACGGTGCATTCAGCGAAAGTTCCGCCCCCAGCGCCTTGAACAGCCGAAGCCGGTCGAGCGCATCGAGCCGTCGAAACGTCAGCGTCCGGCCGGCGGCATCGATCGCGGTATGGCTGCGGCCCGCCTCGGCGAGTAATCGTCCCGATGGCGTCATGGTCAGATCCGCTGCCGCTGCGTCGCAAAGAATTCCAATCTCTGCTTCACGGCAGCATCGCCCCGCCACGTCCCGGAATCGCTCACCTTGAACACCACGCCGCTATACTGATACGTGGAGGTCGAGCCATCGACTTCCTGGACATACTGGTACACCGTCCCAGCCGGCAGATATCCTTGCGTGAAGAATGCCTGTTCCGCTGCCGCCATGAAGTCGTCGATGCTGCTCGTTCCCCGCTCGACGTCGAAGCTGCCCTCCCAGCCTTTCGGCAGTTCCGCACCCATCGGCACGCCGTCCAGGCGGTCGAGCCGCACCGATTGCGTCACCTGCCGGCTCTCGAAACCGGTCACATAGGTCAAATCGACCCGGCCCTGCGGGCCCATGACGACAAGTTGGCAGTCGCGGCCGATATTGAAGGAATTTATTGGCATAATCGGCTCTTTCCTGGTTGCAAGAAGATTGGGGGGAATGTGCCATTCCCCCCAAACCCCCCGTCGCGAATTGAGAACGAGGCGGCGGCAACAGCCTCGCTGCCAAGTCGCGGCGGGGGATTTGGGGGGACCGTCACGGTCCCCCCAACGCTTCCTTCGTCCTAACTCGGCAGTATCTGCTGCTGCACGACCACGGTCTGGCCGCCCTCGACATTTACGATGAATTTCTCGTTAATGCCCTGATACTGCACTTGCGCGTCGCTCTGCACATAGCCCAAGCTGGTCTGGCTCGGCGGGTTATTGGTGCCGTCGCAAATCACCGAGAACGGCAACTGCCCGGTGCCATTCAGCCCCAATATGCCCTGCGCCAACAAATTCTGCAGGAAGCTCAGCTGCGTTGCCCGGATCTGCTGGAACAACTGGCCATTGATCACCTGCCCGACAAACGGTCCCATGCCGGCCGCCAGCGTTGCGGCGATGAAATTCGTCATCCGGCTGTAATTGTCGCCGTCCACTGCGGGGTTGCTGGACGTGTTATGTCCGCATCTCACCCCCCAATAAGCGCCCCCCGGCTGCGGATTGGAGATAACGTCGATGCCCGCCTCGAACAGCTGCTGCAGTTCCGCATCGCTGTACGTCGCCACCTGGCCGCTACCGGGCACACCCGATTTCTGTGTGCCGATGATGCTATACAGCGGCTTGTTCAGGCTGGACTGCTCCGGCGACAAATTGCCAAGCCGCCCGGCAACAAACCCCTGCGGCGACACAATCCGGATCATGCCATTGGTCTGATCGGACCAATAGATCCAATCGCCGAACATCAGTTTCGCGGATGTCGAATCCAGACTGCTCTGCTGCTTGACCATAGGGGCATTGTCGATCGTGTCCCCGGGCGGCCCGGTCAATATCATATAGACCCCTTCCGACTCGCCAAACAACGCCTGCGTCACCCATTGCGTCGGATCGACCGTATCGGCCAGCAACCCTATGCTGCAGCCCTGCCCGCGCAGCGCATACATCCCCGTCCTCGGCATCGCATTCTGGCCAACCAGTGTCGCCGCGGTAATCGCGACCGCCCCGTCGGTCCCACCAAGCAGCGTCACCGGTTGGGTCGTGGGAGTCGGCGTCGTCGTGTTGGCCGATCCAGGCGTCGCCACGATCAGCCGGGAATTCCCCCGTAGCGGTCCGGTGCCATTGTTGACCGCGCTCACCAGCGCCGCCCAGAACGTTGCTGGCGTGGTTTGCGGCAGGTTGTCATAGACCTCCGGCAACATCGACGGCATGGCCACCGTCAGCTTCAGGGTCGCGGCCTGCGATCCGCCGGTAATCGAGAAGGTGATTTTGTTGCCGAGCGACCCGGTATACCGCGCCGTCAGCAGCGCGGCATAGGTGCCGTTGTTGAAGCCAATGGCATAGCTCGCGGCGGTATCGGTGCCGTCGGTCACCCGCACGCACCGAAAGCCCGAAGCTCCCTGCTGCACGGCGGTCGCAACCTGCGTGCCCATGTCGTATTGCCGCGCGATCACCGGCCCGAACGCCGCCCCGTAATCGGCCATCGATCCCGCGACCACCGGCTGATTGACCGGCCCCCAGCTCGCCGTGCCGACAACGCCGATCAGGTTCGTTGGCACCCCGTTCAGCACCAGATTTTGCGGCGCCACGATCTGCACATACAGGTCCGGCACCACCAGCGCTCCGGTATTGATCGTGCCTTGCTGATAGATGGTCAT